CACTTCCTGAACAAACTGGCATACTGGGCACTACGCATCGGTGGGTTTGTTGCATGGAACGGTCACAGAAAAGTGGGAGCAAAAGCACTCTAATGGACTTTATCAAAGCAAGACTCAAAGAACGAACCTCACTTGATGGTGTGGTTCTTATCGCTGCGGGAGTTATCTTCCTAGTGTTCAAACCCTTCGCTTCTATTGCTGCATATGCTGCTATCGCATATGGTGGTTGGACTATCTACAAGAAAGAAGACTAATGATTAAGGTCTATTTGTTTATTTTCATATTCGGTCTGGTCGGTACTGTTGTCTTTGGCGCCTACCGCGAGTATAATGATATGAAAGAGCGTATTCAAACTCTGCGAGAGAACAACGTCAAACTCAAACTTGTTGCGGAAGAGAATCAGAAGGCTCTAGAAGAAGTGCAGTTATTCGCACAAGAGATGACAGAACGAAACCAAGAACTACAGATTGGTTTACAAGAAGCGGAAGTCTATACGGACAAATTGCGAAGTAAACTACAGAGACACGATCTCACACTACTCAGTCTGAAGAAGCCCGGAATGATTGAGACAAGGGTCAACAATGCTACAAAGAAGGTATGGAATGAAATCGAAACTATCACCGGCGCTGCTGCTACTTCTGCTTCTACCAGTAATTAGTGGGTGTTCACTGATTGGTAGACAACCACCGGAACCAGAGGTTGTTGTCAAGACGAAGGTTATCGAAAAAAAGATACCTCTACAGGTTGCCCCTAAGCCGGTGTCTCTCAATCACCCCAGAATTTACGTGGTGACCGAGAAGAACTGGGAAGATTTCATAGAGACCTACAAGAAAGATAACGGTCAGGAATGGGTATTCTATGCATTCAGCGTAAGATCATACGAAACTCTCTCACTTAATATTGCAGAGATCCGACGATTCTTGCAACAACAACAAGCAATCATAGCCTACTACGAAGGCGCCATCCAGCGCAAACCCAAAGAAGAAGAAATCTCAGAAAAAGATTGACTTTCTTCTCGTCAAGAGGTATAATACCCGATCTAAAAAATACGGGGGTGATATATACTATTACCTCCCGATAAAACGCACACCATGGAAAAATAGATGCCCGTCAAAATTGATAAAAAGAAAGATAGTCTCCTCGCTGAATACGCAGTAGGAATGTTACAAGACTTTTATTTACGTGATTATGAGAAGAGTCCTCAAGAGGGATTCAAAAGGGCATCAGAAGCATGGTCTAAGTATCGGGGCCAAATGGACGAAGATCTTGCACAGAGGTTGTACGATTATGTGTCTAATAAGTGGTTCATGTTCGCGTCTCCGGTTCTATCCAATGCTCCGAATGGCACCAAGAAAGACAAGGGAATGCCTATCTCTTGCTTCCTCACTTATGTGCCAGATACGCTGGAAGGTCTTATCGACCATTCTTCTGAGTTACGTTGGCTTAGTGTATATGGTGGCGGCGTTGGAGGTCATTGGAGTGATGTGCGTACCGTGTCAGACATTGCGCCAGGCCCTATACCCTTCCTACACACAGTAGATGCTGACATGATTGCGTATCGTCAGGGTAAGACTCGTAAGGGTTCCTACGCTGCGTACATGGATATCCACCATCCAGACATCATTGAGTTCATGAACATGCGTATCCCCACGGGTGATGTGCAACGTAAGGCATTGAACCTACATAATGCACTCAACATTACCGACGAGTTCATGGAAGCGGTGGTCAACAACACTGAGTTTGATCTGCGTGATCCCAAAGACGGTGCTGTAAAGGAAACCGTCAATGCTCGTAAACTGTGGGAGCGTATCCTTGAGATTCGATTCCGTACAGGCGAACCCTACCTAAACTTCATTGATACTGCAAATGCATCTTTACCACAGTCGTTGAAAGATCGTGGATTGAAGATTCATGGATCTAATCTATGTAATGAGATTCATCTACCGACAAGCGCGGATCGTACTGCGGTATGTTGTTTGTCAAGTCTAAACTTGGAGTACTACGATGAGTGGAAAGATACGAGTATTGTTCGTGATCTCATTACTATGCTTGACAACGTCTTGCAGTTCTTTATCGATGAAGCCCCAGATACAATTCAACGAGCAAAATATAGTGCAGAACGCGAACGATCTATCGGACTTGGGGCGATGGGATTCCACAGCCTACTTCAGAAGCACGGCGTTGCATGGGAGTCTGAGGCTGCGAAGGAAATCAATCAAGTTGTCTTTCGACATATCAAAGAAGAAGCCGACAAACAAACTGAACTTCTCGCCGAACAAAGAGGAGAATATCCTGATGGAGTGGGAACTGGCAGACGCAATGCACACTTGCTCGCTATCGCCCCGAATGCGTCCAGTGGTGTTATCCTGTCCACCTCTCCGTCTATCGAACCCCTGAAGGCAAATGCGTACACACATAGGACACGCGCCGGATCTTTCCTTGTAAAGAATAAATACTTGACACAACTCTTAGATGAGAAGGGTCAAAACAACGAATCTACTTGGACATCAATCATTACCAAGAAAGGTTCGGTACAACACCTTCCTTTCCTCACCGAAGGAGAGAAGGCAGTCTTCAAGACAGCAGATGAACTTGATCAAAACTGGGTGGTTACTCACGCAGCGGAACGTCAACCGTTTATCTGTCAGGGACAGTCAGTGAACCTGTTCTTCCCTGCTGGGGCTGAGAAGTCATATGTCAACAAGGTGCATCTGAAAGCATGGAAGGAAGGACTCAAGGGTCTATACTACTTGCGTACAGAGGCAAAACAAAGAGCAGAGAACGTATCCGAGAAAGTAGAACGTGTCGCACTCCAAGGTGATACTCGTACTATAATCTATGGAAAGGACGATTGCCCATACTGCGCTATGGCAAAGGAAGAGTTGACACTGAGAGGAATCCCGTTTGACTACATTGATCTGAAAGAAATCGGAAAGACTGCTGCCGAGGTCACAGGTCGTAAAGTCAAGACCGTACCACAGATTTACCTAGAAGGTGAGTATGTGGGTGGTTGGGATGAATTGATGGAACACTTGAACGAAAACCATGAAACTGAAGATGGCGATGAATGCATCGCCTGTGAGGGGTAAAAAATAGATGGCGTTACTAGAGTTTAGTAAAACTTACAAACCGTTCTTATATCCTTGGGCGGTAGAACTAGTAAAGAAACATGAAGAGGTTCACTGGGTCGAGGATGAGGCAGAACTGTCTGAGGATATCCAAGACTGGCGAACCAAACTGACCGAAGAAGAGAAAGAGTTTATCACCCAAGTATTGAGGCTGTTCACTCAGTCTGATGTACAGGTTGGAGAAAACTATCACGAGTTGTTGATTCCTCGTTTCAAAAACAACGAAGTCCGTAATATGTTGTCCTCGTTTGCAAACCGTGAGGGTGTACACCAACGTGCCTATGCATTGTTGAATGATACCTTGGGTCTGCCTGATGAAGAACACCATGCATTCCTTGAGTACAAGGAGATGGCTGACAAGATCGACTTTATGAAAGAGGGAGACATCAATAACCTGACTGGTCTGGCACTGGTGTTGGCACAGTCTGTGTTCAACGAGGGTATGTCTCTGTTCGCATCGTTTGTCATGCTACTGAACTTCCAACGGTTCGGTAAGATGAAGGGTATGGGTACGATTGTTGAGTGGTCTATTCGAGACGAGACTCTACATGTACAGGGGAACGCAAAGTTGTTCCGCGAGTTCTGTGAAGAACGTCCCCGTGTCGTGAACGATGAGTTGAAGTCTAAGATCTATCAGATGGCCAAGAATGCTGTCAAGTTAGAAGATCGATTTATCACACTGGCATACAAATCGGGTGAGATCGAAGGTCTACCGGAGGCAGATGTAAAACAATACATCCGTCATATTGCAGACCGTAGACTCCTCCAACTTGGTTTGAAACCAAAGTTTGGTGTCAAGGACAATCCACTGCCGTGGTTGGACTGGGTATTGAATGGTGCATCCCACGACAACTTCTTTGAGAAACGTGTTACTGAGTATTCCGTTAACGGTATGGAAGGTGACTGGGGTTGGGAGGATGATGCTGCAGAAGCCAGTGCCGCATGATAGAGGACGATGAACTCCCAATCTTTGTACTAGAGTGTAATCTCTGTGAGACTGAAGTGGAGGTTATAGTAAAGGACAGTGAAGAGGAACCCCAATACTGTCCTATGTGTGGAGTCTCCATACAAGACTAGCATATATACCTTTATGTGGATATATGAAGGTAAGGAGTTTGAACCAGAAGACGAAGTCTTGGAGCAATACCAAGGCTTCGTCTACTGCTTGACTGAGTTAAGCACTGGTAAAAAGTATATTGGTAAGAAATTCTTCTGGAAACCCAAGATACTCCCTGTTACGAAAACAAGAAAAAGACGCAAACGAACACGAGTCCAATCGGACTGGCGTGACTACTATGGTTCCTCAGAACAGGTAAAAACTCTCGTAGAAGGGGGTCAGGAGTTCCATAGAGAGGTTCTCCGGTTGTGTCATACTAAAGGTGAGTGTTCGTATTACGAAGCAAAACTACAGTTCCAATACGATGTTCTGTTGAGTGATGAATACTACAATGAGTTTATAGGCTGCAAGATTCATGCAAAACATATTAGATCGTAACCTTATATGTGAAATATTTGCCGGTGAGGATATCGACACTCACATAAACCAGATGAAGTGGCGACTATTTGATGCGGGTGCGAAGAAGGGTGACCTTGTTACGATATCGATCATGGGAGTCAATGTCAAACATGTTGGTGCAATACTTGCATGTGCTGAGATGGGACTGAGAGTATTCATTCTAGACAGTCCCGCTACCAAGGAGTCTCTGCCCTTTACCAAACTCGCACTGCATGGCCCATCCGATTACTATATTTACAGTTCTGCCGAAGACACCACCAAAATCTATAACGGTCTACATGACGAGATGATGAGGCGATACGGCGGAGTCAGTATTGATGCTGAGTCTCCTACGCAACACAAGTTCTTCCAAGCAGCACCCGTATACGAAGACGATCCTTTTCTAGTCAGTTCCACATCAGGAACGACTGGGCCATCCAAACCAGTCACATTCTCTCACAAAGAGGTTGTTGGTATTGCGAAAAGAAATATAAAGATATTTGGATTCACTCGACACTCGCGAGTGATTCACTCTAGGAATCTACATCACGCTTCTGCCATGCTCACCTCACTATTACCCAGTCTTATGGTAACGAGTGTTCGTCAAGCTTCAATCCACAACCACCACACCTTTTCAATTGGTCACGACAATTCCCATGACGAATCAATATCCTATCTAAGAGGGTTACAAGGGATATATGAGTTGGGTGCTAGTCACATTATGATACCAAACAAGAGTACACTATACGACTTCCTCAGCTCATTCTCTGGGCCTTTCCGAAAAACACTGAATATCAATATGTCGGGGTTTGTATTGGACGAAGAATTTGTTGAACTAGCAAAGAAATATAATGTGGCATTTC